TAGCAGAAATAACTTCCTTCTCAACAGAAAGACTTTCAATATTAATTGCCAATGCCATAGGATTAATACCCTTAACCCCATCCCCAACAGGCAAAGTATGAGTCTGACTACCTCTTGTACCTCTTCTTGTCCACGTTGTACTACCAATCCTAATGCTGTTTACTGCACGACCTGCAGATCTCTTATCCTTCCATGATAAAACTACTGTAGCATCTCCACTACCCTCTATCTTTCTACCATCAGAAGAGAATATAGCATTTCCAGAAGTAATTCTCAAACTTGCATTAGTGTCATTACCATGACCATCTCTCAGTGCAATAGTTTTACCACCATCAGTAACGGTAATTGGATTATTTACACTATGCAATCCACTATAATGAATATCAAGAGTATTAGATGCTAAAGGAGCTCCATCAACAATACTAGTATCGAAACTATATCTACCACCAGGTTTTTGCTCCAACTCCGCAGTAATTGTATAATTACCTTTTAAGAAATTTCTTATATAAGTAGATTTTCCAGTACTTTTATCAGTATCACCAGCAAATCCAACCTTCTTTATTTCTTCTCTCTTCCCCTTTCCTTCAATAATAAGTCTTACATTATCATCAACCTGAACTCCAATATCATAATTTCCATCAATAGGAAATTGAACATTTCTCCACACAATAGTATGAGTTCCAGCATATGGATTATCTTCTAAACTAACACTAGTATCAAAAGGACATATACCATTCTCATTTATAAATCCACCTCTACTATAAACATTAGTTCTCCAAAGAGGTCTATTAGCTTTGTCTATAAAATCAACAGTATTAAAAACTGTATGAATATCATTCTCCTGTGAAGATGTGGATTTTTTCTCTTGAACTGGAGGTGGATTTATAGTAACAACATGTGATTTAGTGCCACTCCTTCCAGATCTTGTCCACGTCTTACCTGCAACCTTTATACTATCTACTGCAAACCCTGCTGATCCTCTATCTTTCCACCAAAATTCAATCGTAGAAGAACCAGGTCCTATAAGATTTTTACCATCAGATGAAAACCTTAAATCTCCCGACTTAATACTAAGTTGTCCATTTGTATCACCACCATGACCATCTTTTAGTCTAATTATTTTTCTATCAGTACTTACCTTAATTGGATTATTCGCACCATGTAAATTCTTATATATTATAGGTTTAATTGCAGAATCACCATCTGCCAAAGCACGATCTACAATAATCTTCTCTTTAATAGGAACATTCAATAAATCAACGCGAATTTGATGGACACCCTTTTTAATGGTCTTTTTAATAGGATTAATAGCACCCTTAAAATTATCTAAATCAGATATAAAAGATCCATCTAAGAATAATTTTGCTTTATTATCTCTTGCACCACGGAAAATATATTCTCCATCTAAAGGAAAATCCTCTTCCCATACAAATGAATAAGGTATACCAGCAAAATCACTACCACTGGCATTTGATTTTGGTTTTGGTGATATGGCATACTTATTCATAAACGGACTCCATGCAGAATGATCCACATTAAAGACCTTTCTAGTCGTCCCTCTCTCACCAGTTACCTGTAATGGAGCCTCCTTTCTAGTAGTCCAAAAAGGATTAGTTCCTTGAGCAAGAAGATCTTGATATTTCTTAATTTGTAAAGCAATGGGATCCTTCTCAAAATTAGCATACAACCTAGGTTCCCATACTCCTAAATCTTCACCATTTATTCCATATCTTTGACCAAAAACTCCAGTATCAGTAGCACCTTCACAAATCTCATAATCCTCAAAATCCTCTTCTAAATCATAATATTCAAATCTCTCAGCAATTTCTCCCAATTCTGCTACAAAATTACCACCAGCACCAATACCACAATTATCTTTTACAACCACATTAGGAGCAACTTGATATCCAAATCCCCCAGACACCAAATCAACTGCAAGTACTGCTCCATCTTGACCAATAACAGGGTTACCTTTAATACCAACACCACCGCCACCAGCAAAATGTGCTTGAGCAGGTCCACATTCCTTGGTCATTTGAATACCCTCACAATCTTTCTGCGGTGAAAGATCATCTGGAGTCAACTTATTAACTCCATTAATATTCATAAATTTAGTAAATTCTCTAGTCCTAAAAATAAATTGAGTACCAGGATTTAATTTAGCATAATCATTTGCCTCACATACCGTGACATTATCGATAAAACCTCTCTCACTAGAGATATAGGCTACTCTAATATCACCTTTATTCGCGTTTCCGAAGAGATTAAATTCTGCCATGATTAATACTGTTCCCAGGTTGTTCCATCATCTTCTTCAGTAACAGATTCTGTTTGATCTGTAGTATAACCCTTTTGACCCTTTGTAGGTTCTGCAAAGGGTGTCTCTTCTGGTTCAGTAATAGTTGCTTTATTTTGTGCTCTTTCTTCTACAGCTTTATTACTTGTCATCTGCTGTTGAGGAGCACCAGCTCCACCCGTACATAATGTATAATAATCAGAATCAGATGCTGCAGGTTTTAATTCACAACCAAAAACATTCAATTTAATATTAGCAAAACCTAAAGCAGAAGTCATACTACCATTAATACCACCCATCTTAGTCATAATATCACCTATTCCCCCACTAATACCAGCTAATTGACTCTGTAAATCATCTAAAAATCTATTAACATTATCAATCAAAGTATTATTTGCATCGTTAATTGCCTCTGCATGTAATGCAAAAACTTCTCCTACCATTTCTTCTGCTGTACAAGGAGAAACTGAAGCATATGTACCAGTTGCATTAGGATCCTTAGGGGTAACTGCATCTTTTTCTGCATCTTTCTTTAACTTATCTGGATTAAACAATTTATTTAATAATCCTGCAATACTACCACAAAGAGTATTAGTAATTTTACCATACATACACAAAGTTAATTCACTAATAACCTCTTTCATATCAGACATTTGATATCTCATACTCGATGGCATTGCTGATACAACTTTGGTCATTGCAGCATTCAATTTCTCCATTACATAATTCATAACCTTATCAAAGATTATTTTCATATATTTTGCCATCTCACATGCAGCATCCGCAATCAACTTTTGCATATCCTGTGCAGGATTTCCAATTGCCGATACTGCACCCGAATACTTTCTAATTGAATCCTGAACAGCCTCAAGTTTGTTAGTTAAATTTTCAGTAATAGTCTGAATTGCTTTCATTGATGATTGAACTATGTCATCTGGTTTCATAGTTACAATCTTCTCACACATCTTCTTATCTCTCTTTACATCACCAGCAGTAATCAAATGAATTGCATCAGGACTCTCTGTAGTAGCATTCTTTAAAGGAGGTCTTGTTGCTAGTTGCTCATTTGCCTTAAGATTATTAATTCCTTGAGTGACTTTATCTTTAGTAAATGCATCGAGTGCAGCACCAGCAAGTCCCTTAGCATTTCCATCCGCTATTCCACTGGCAATCATTGCAAGTTGTTTAGGGGTAGGACTACCTGCTAGTCCAAACTTATTAAGTACAGATCCAGGTGCAGGTGTTGCCGTATCAGGAGATTCTTCATCAATCTTCAACCCATGTTCAGGAACTTTGGTTCCCGACGCACCTTTATAAGGTTCCTTGGTTTTTGCATATCCACTCATTGACTCGAAGGCTTTACCATCGGTCATGCCAGTTTTGGTTTGCATTCCAGTCTGAGCATTCTGACCCAGAACTCCAGTAACTATAGGAACCTGCTGGTCTGCTCCATCCATGAAATATCCAGTGACCATCATCCCCTGACGGATCTGTGCTGTCTGGAATGAATTAGCACCTCCAGACCCTGCAGTAGTAGGATATTCAATAAGAGCCCAAGGAAGTTGATCATCAGGAATTGTTTCTTGTTCCTGATCATGAACTCCCATGATCCTCACTTTAACCCTTCTACCCCATCCAGGAATAGTCTGTGGACTTTTAAACTTTCCAGCAAGAATATTATCTCTCCATGTGGAATCATCGGCAACCTGACCTATCCAAGGCCAAGTTTTGCCGTCTGCACCATAGTATCCTGGATTGTTTAATACGTCTGACATCTATTATTCGTCGTAAACTCTACACTCTTCTGCATCAGGATGATTATCACAATAAATTTCTAAATGTTTATCTTGATGTCTAATATGCCAATCATTAATACCAGTCTCTGGTTCATCATCTTTATGATACTCCTCATAATATGCATGAGCACTCTCTAAGTCTGCCTTAGTGTACTCCATTTTGCCATGATTAATATGTTCCTTGCCATCCTTAGGATCAAGGTAAACTTCATGGTCTAAATCGTGTTTGATTTCTTTGGTCATAAAAATTAGTCCCTATTATTTGTATTTATCATAGAATTAAGAGGATTTTCCATCTGTTGGAGTTCCAAGTCTTCCAACCGAATCCCTAATCAATACTAATTTAGTATAGGTCTCATCCGTAGTCAAGTAATGGCATAGTGTGGCAATAATATATTGACCACCATTCTCCTTGTCCACTTCATCACCACATGCTTTATTCTTACTTTCAGCATGTCCAACAGTATCAAACCAAACAGCGTCACCAGCATGAAGAGAAAAATCTCCAGGTATAGTAACAATAACCTTGGAATTAAACATCTGATGATATCGCATAATAGATTGATTCAATATAGATGCTGAATCAAAATTAAGTTCTTTTGATTTATCTCCCAACTGTTGTTGCTCAACACCCAAACCTGTACCTTCAGGAAGAACTCCAGGTACATCAACTATAAATGTTGAACGAGAAAAATTCTTATTCTTCTCTTGATTATTAAACTCCTCATTTAAGGCAGGAAATGTTTTTCCTGCTATATCCAAATTCTTTTGCAACTCTTCAGCACTTAAAGAAGATACCTTATATGATAAATCAAATGGATTAAATTGAGTTATTTTTGTATTCCATGCACCACCCCTTAACATCGTTGTTAAACTTGGAGCTCCTCCTTTACTATATTCAAGAGCTTTAGTATCATATTGTTCAGGAACGTCACCTGGATTGTTATTATAAAGTATAGATATTTTCTTTTTTTGACCAAATAATGTATCAATTCCTTTAAAATAATATCCCTTATAAGTTTCCCAGAAAAGAAAACCTGCACTCTTTCCAAGTTTAGAACCAGATTCACCTCCAGAACCTTGAGGAACAGCATCTTTGGAAATTTTATTAATTACAAAGAAGGGTCTTTTCTTTGCAAAACAATAATTCATATTATTAGCAGTTTCATCTATATGAAGTTTCTTTTTTGAAGCAAGAAACTCTTTATCTTTCAAAAGTCTTTTTACATTTTCAGAGATTTTACCATCTCCTCGTACCTCAACTCCACTATAATTATTCTTAACTGCTTCAGTTGTTATTAATTGAAGAACAACAGTAGTTTTTGTAGGATCATCAGAAAGAGATTCAATATTTTCCACCTTTAATGCATTATTTCTACCATTACTAAAATCTAAAGTTGTTCCTTTATTATCTTTAATCTTTACTTGAACATTACATTCTCTTTCAATTGGCAATCCAGTTAAAGCAGGTTTCTTATTAACAGCAGCACCAGTATCCGCATAAGTTACCTCTATTACAATATTATCTTGAAGTAAACTCTCATAATATTTTAAATTAACAACACCATTAGCAACATCTACCGTTTTTCCACTACTAAACCATCCACTTTTTCCACCATTCTTAGTAATGATTACCTTCTGAATAAAAGCAGCAGCTTCTGCTTTTCTTGCTTCTGCCTTAGCTTTTGCTTGGGATTGTCTAGACATAGTTATTTCCTCTTACTTATATTTAACCCGAATTTTTATACTGTAAATCAGCTAGCGTACTATCACCACCACCTCCACTTGTGGTTAGTGCTTCTTCACCAAACATTGCTCGTTCTTCATTAACAGCAGCAAGATCATCACCTGTTGCCATTGTAGTACCCTCGGAACTTACAGATACCTCACCTCC